CTGTCTATCCCTCCGTGTACTGTTTGATCTTGTCAACCTGCAAGTCGCACCAGCGGTCATGTACGCCATTCGCCTTGTAGATCGTTACGACCGGCATTGATCCGTATCCCATCTTGCGGAACCGCTCATAGTCGGCCTCGTCTGCTGTGATGGTTGACACCGGCATGACCTGCTTTAGCTTATATGCTGTTCGCCAACACTTTGGACAATGCGGTTTAATATAGATAATTGCTTGCATATGCTTCTCTTCTCTCGATAGTTCCTCAATGATCCGGTGTTCAACATCGTATAGGTTTCCGTAGTCAGTGTTCCATACTCTAGTCATTGGGGACACTCGCCCGTTCAAAACTAAAGCCGTGGTGATGCTTGACTTTTCCGTTAAGGCATCTAGACACGTCGCTTCCGTCTAGCCCAAGGAGCGCCGCGGCTTTTTTTATACTGCCGAAGTAATAGCGATGCCCAAAGCTGGTTATTGCGCAGATTGGCTGTTCCCTTGCTTTTGCCACGCGCTTTGCTATACGCTCGTTGCGAGAGCCGTAATTGGCGTTGTACTTACTTGAACACCACTCGAGGTTTGAGACCATGTTGTTCGTTTTGTCTTCATTTTTATGATTGATTTGCGGCAGGTTATCCGGATTGCTTAATAACGCCATTGCTACAAGCCGATGAGTTAAACGGTCAGCCCTCTTGCCATTGCGCCTTAACGTTACCATTAAATATCCATTGCTAGTTTTTCTTTGTTTCATTAAAACGCCTTTTACTGGTCGGCCCATTCTATCTTTACGATCAAGGCTTCTTACTCTTCCCATGTTGCTAACTTGGTAGAGGCCTTCAAATCCTTCAATGTCTTTCCAAATCTCAATTGAGCTCATAAGTGCACCGTAGCCTTTCATCATCATAAACGAACGCATACAGCAGATGTTTTCCCGTGGTGAAGCCATTCTTAATCTCATAGGGATCATTTGGCTTTGCAGTTCCAAGCTGACGCCACATAATGCCACGATCATCTTTAAACCGCTCGCTATGATAGTGTCCTGAGTGAAGTTCGTATGTTTTTGCCATATTGAATATCTTTTTGTACTCAAATGGAAAAAGTCCTGTCAGCTTGTCCTTGGCTACATCTCCGTGTGCGAGCATAATGCCAACATGCCCTAGCAAGTATCCACAGCGCCAGTCGGTTGCCGGATTACTGTCATTGAGATCAACGTTTACTTGTGGATAGCGATCTATCAGCGCATAAAGAAAAGCGTATTCGAGATCTCCACTGTGATTGCCAAAAACGCTCTTGATTGAGACGCGATTGCTATTTTCAATTGCCAGCGGAATAATCTGATCAAACAACTTCACAGCATCATGGAATGCCTGACGCATGTTTGCGTGATCTAGCTGTGTCCCTCTAACCGTTTGTGTCGCATGAATCTGATCACTATGGAACAGATCTCCCAATTGCTCGATCACAATCTCGTTGTAGCCGTCCATGATGATCTCTCTAAGTTGACTCACCATGTCTTTTAGATCGGCGAATGTTGTCCAGCCAAAGTGCAGGTCAGGCAATGGGATGACTAAGTTACGATCGCCCAATTTTTTCATGCCGTAATTTACCGGAATGATTTTGTCGTTGAACGCTTCAACCATTTCACTTATCGATAAGCCTTGTTTCGGCTTTACGCGAATATGAATGCTGTACTGCGGAACTGTGCCGTCTTCTTTACTATGCTGCTCATATACTTTGTAGTCGCCTAATACCATCTCGAACTTATCAGGATCGTATCCACACAACTCCATCAAAGTCCGTGGGTCTTTGTTTGGCTCATGCTTGAGTCTCATTAAGGCCGTGACCGTTTGGCTACCATCGGCATTAAGAGCTACTTTTCTGTCAGCTGGTTGGCTCTTTCTATCTGTTTTCGCTGAATCCCATTCATTCTTGACTGGCTTTTGGAATTCGATGCCAAGCCGTCTTGCTTTACCTTGAAGCGCATCATAGCTAATACCGAGTTTGTCGGCTGTCTCGCGTCTTGTATAGCCTTCGGAGGCGAGCTTCCTAATGCCACCGATCTGTTCATCTGTCCATTGCATCTACTCGCCTCCAAAAGTTTAAACTAGATCTCCATTGGGTCGTCATCGCACGGTCCTTCTTCCCACCACGATGCAAGACACTTAGCGGATTTTGTTCCTTCGTGGTATTCCTTGTCTAGTTCCATTGTGACTACGTTGTCATGTCCATGAATTCTAGTTGATAGATAATCATCGAGCTTGGCTTTATCAGTTGTAGCAAATACAGCATCAACCTCGGCAGTTCCGCCTTCCCATTGATCGGCGTCCCCAGCCTCGCATGTAACCAAGTACAGCTTCATGTTCTTTACCTCCTGAATATGTATAGTCCGGCGCCTAATCCTAGGGCTTCCCAGACTTGATCCAATGCAACTGGCAGGAGTCGAACCTGCCCGTCGGAACGTCTTCCGGGTCCCCAATAGCCGAAGCTTCAGTTGCTGCTCGCTCTCCCAGTGTCAGATGGGGTCATCGCAAACTGTGTCCGGTCGCTAAACTGGACAATGTGGCATGCGGGAATCGAACCCGCCTGACTATCTCAGCCAGTCCATTTGCCACGCCTTGCCACAGCTTTATCATCACTGAGGCTCGGAGGAAAAACACGGTGTCTCAGGTTTCTCACCTTTGGCACAATACCATAATAAGGCGGAAAAACAGTTGAAAGGTCTCACAAAGGTCTCATCTCGATTTCAACCAACGGACAAATCTCAGCGAATGCGATTAGCGCTTCTCGTTTTGTTCGATAATACTGGGCTTTTGATAAAAACAGCTTGTCCATTATTTGCTGGTCACTGTATCGTTTGGTCAAGTAAGAACTTGTTAGTATAAGCCGATGATTCTCTGAATCCAGAGATTCAATAGCACCTTCACAGCACGCTATATAGTGCAGCTCGTCAGCGTGCGATACGAGCTTGTCCTCGGCTTTGTTGCCATAGCTAGGTGACTTAGGCATGCCGTCCATCACGGGGCTTCTGAGCGCTATTTTGGTGCGTTGAGCGAGCCGCTTGTGATGCCAGTAGTTCCCCAAGACCTCTTTGGCGTTTTCAATTGTTTTATCATGATCAATTGGGCTAAAATATCTCGTTGCTCGCACCATTGCGTCCACTCCTTATGGTGTAATTAAATTTGTAAAAGTTTGGGAGATAAGCGTGCCGTAGTGGTGCGCTTTTTTATTGGCTTTCATGATCTCGAATAAGCTCCCATGGATCAATCCCAGCTCCATATGCGATTTTATCTAAGGTGTTGAGTGAAACACTGCCCTTCCCAGAGATTACATATTCAAGCGTGGTGATGGGTATTCCGATCTCTTTTGCATATTTGGCTTGTGTCATGTTCAGATCGTATATATTCTTCCTAAGGTTTTCGGCCAATGCTCGTTTGCTGTCCAAATTATTCACCTCCTACTTAGTTTTCCAGTTAGCCCACATCCACATTGCAGCACCTGAGATTAGCAGCATGACGGCAATCATCTGTTTCATTGCCGCTCCTCCCTGATTGAATCCGCAATGTCCCAAAGCGCAAACAAGATTGCTGCTAATATCAGAAAAACAAACGTTTTATAGTATCCGTATACCAAATGTTTCTCAGGCATAAATGAAGCCACAATACATAAAATGAAACCAATCCACGACATAAAACGGTAAGGCCTTATTTTCATTGTTTTCCCTCCAATAGCTCCGGATTCTCAAAAATGCTATAGCCCCGTACCTTCTGCTGCTTACCACGCACTGCAGCGTTCACATCGCTTGAGGCCGCACCGATAAACCTAGCAGCTTCGCTTTGAGATACGAACCTGTACGCAATCCCACTTGGTGAAATAATAAGAACGGGTTTACCACAATGACCACTAGTACGCTGTGTCAACGCTGACCGTTGATTGTGCGCTCCGTAGTTGTTGTTTTCAGAATGAGTACACCATTCAAGGTTTTCTGGTCTATTATCAGCACGATTCTCGTTGAGGTGGTTTACCTCTGGCTTTTCTTCCGGATTTGGAACGAATGCTTGAGCAACGAGCCTATGAACTAATTTACTAACACATTTTTCGTTCATGCGAAACACTACTTGCAGATAGCCTTTATTACTAAGGCTAATTTTATAATAGTTTCCCTTAACTGATCGAACCCTTCCTAGAGTGCTAACTTCGAGTTTTTTAAAATCCGGATGTGCTTTCCAAATTTCTGTTTTCATTGTTATTTTTTCTTTGCGTCTTTCATTTCTTGTTCAAGGATCTTATTTATATACGCAACCAGCTTAGTCCAAGACAAGTTGTATTCCTCTTTCAACGCTTTAAGTTTTAAATAGTCGTCCTCGTTTAGTCTTATGCTGGTTATCACTGACTTTTTAGCCATGTTTTTGTCCTCCCCTCACTCTCTATAAATATTATAGCGTAATACGTACTACAATTCAACAACTAAATAAAAAAAGTTCCCACTGTTAAGTGAGAACTAATTTTGTGCTTTGTAGGGATTTTCACCCTACATTATAGCCATGGCGTATCAAAGCTGTTCTTCTGTGAATAGCCCTGTGTGATAGTCATATCTAGCAATCGTGATAGGTATCTTGTACCTGATCATGAACAGCAGCATTTTCTGCTTAGAATCTCGCGTCAGCGTAGCATTCCCACCTTTGACGTCCACCACTTTCGTTAGCTTGCCATTTTCGTAAAAGCAGTAGTCGGGTGTGTATCTTCGTGCTGAATATCGCTTGCCGTTTATCGTGAATGCCGAAATAATCTCGAAATGTTCCTGCATCGTGAACTTCTTTGGCCTATTGCGAATCAGCATGTAGTAAGCACCCTCTGCTTTGCTTGCAAATCGAATGCCATCAATTACGACTGGCTGCGCATTGTACTTGCCTCTGCGTCTCTTGCGGATAACCATGGCTAACGACTCGCAATCTCTTCATGGCCGTTGTTGCGGCGCGGTAACTTGATCTCAAACTCACTTGCCACTCGCTTCACGAACGTTGTTGACTTCCCAATCCGTTTCGCAACGCCAATCAGTGTGTCGCATTGTGAGGCTGCTGCTGGCGTGGTTCAGGCTGATATACAGAAACATCTAGGCCTCTGACAGGAACTAACCACTTCATTTCAACCTCTACAGGGTCATTCGCCTCAGCTTTGAAGTGGATCTTTTCAACCTGTCTAACCTCAATGCCATTCAAAAAAACTTTGCCGTTTTGAATTCGTATGCTATTCATCATGATTTTTCTCCTTAATCGATTTCTTCGACTTCAACTCTCGGGTTAGCTTTGTCAATAAAGAACCGATCTCGCAGTTCTACAATGTGATCCCAGTTGTCGTTTTCTAAAAATTCAGCCTTTTGCATGCCGTCGAAGATGAACTTGTGCTGAAACGCGATGTTGTCCGGGTCTGTTCGCTTGTCATACCAGTACCAGTCGAAACTCAGGGGTTTTCCCCACTGAAATTTCACGCCCTGATTCATCGCTTTTCTCACAGCCGACATTACCGTTTCTGTTGCTTGTTTCTTGACTTTTGCTCCGCCGAACATATTGCCTCGTTCAACCTTGATGTACTGGTTAAGAGTCATGAGGGGCAAAGGAATAATGATCCTGTTCATGCTGGCTTCACGTCCTTCAGATAGTATTGACGTTGCTCGCCATCAATCATCTCAACCGTTGTGATTAACTCTTTGGGGGCCTTGCCATCAAAAGCAACTGGCTTGTTGATGTCTTGCCTTGCACCTCTGGCGTTGTATCGTTCAACCTTGATGATTCGTGCCATACCGCCAAGACCACGCACGCCCATGAATACTTGATCAGGAACCACAACCAGATCACCGACCATCATTTTTGTTTTATTTGCTTGCATTTGAAGATTCCTCCTGTAGTTCCTTGTATTCTTCCTTGCTAATTGGCTGTTTTAGTTTTTCTAGCGATATCCCCATGGCTTTAGCTATCTTTGTAAGTGTGATCATCATTACCTCTTTGCCACTAAGGAAACTAACAATCGTGATGCGGCTCACATCAGCAATCAAAGCAAAACGGTATATTGGCAAGCCGGGATGATCGTCAAGAAAGTTACGAAGTCGTTCACGTGCCCAATCTTGGCCTGCATTGTTAGTTTCGTCCTCATGCTCAATCATGTTTTTGCCTCCTCAAAATTTTTGTTTAGGTAAGTTCACATTTAGCTTTTTCAGATATCCCTGCCAAATATTGTATGTGTTTTGGCAGTATGCTCGCGTTACTGGATCAGTTTCTTTTGTTGGTAGATATGCGCTAGTTTCTCCATAATATTCTGACTCAGCCGTCTCTAAGGCATCTGTCAAGGTAACGTACGCCCACTGGTACCAAAACTTCTTCATATCAGCATCGGCTTGTTGCGCCTTTTTTAGATATTCCATGGCTTCATCAAGCTGCAGAATGATGAGCAGCGAGTATTGATAATGTCCCTCCTGCATGTACTCATTGAACTCTTTAAGGGTCATAGTTGGATAAGCCATTTCAATACGCCACCTTAAACTGCAACTTTGATGCGAAAAAGCGAAAATCAATGCTTCCAAGTGCTCCTTCACGATTTTTGGCAATTGTTAAAGTTACAGTACGGATATCTGATTTTTCGTTCTGCCGGTCACTGTTCCAAAGGAATCCAACTGCATTGCTATCTTGCTCAATTGATCCCGACTCTCGTAAATCTGAGAGTACCGGTTGTTTGTCCTGACGATTCTCAATACCTCGTGATAATTGACTAAGCAAAACAATCGGGATACCAAGCTCGTTGGTCAGCACTTTGAATTGACGGGTGATCTCTTCGATTTGCAGACGGCGATCGGCTTGGCTACGAACACCAATCAGCCCGAGATAATCAACAATCGCAAGGTAGCCTTTATCTGCATCAGCGGCTCGCTGTCGCACTGTTTTAACGATCTGGGTTAATTCCACCTGCTTGTCGTAAAGCTGCAGGCGATAGTCTTTAAGGACGTTTCCTGCCTGTTCAACCTCAACCTTCTCAGCATCGCTTAGACTTTTCTGCGGGTTGATGAATTTACCAGCACTGATGCCAGTCTTGCAGGCCACCAAGCGGTTATAGTTTTCTGCGTTTGACATTTCAAGTGAAAACAGATCAACAGTCAACTCAGGTTGCTGTTTCAGAGCTTCAATGATTAGATTGATTGCAAAGGCCGACTTACCAACACCCGGACGTGCGCCAATTGTTAGAAGCCGCCCCGGCATCAGCCCACCACCAAATATATTGTTAAGGGCGAAGTAGGTTTTGATCCCGCTATCTAATACCCCATTGATCATTTTGTCTTGCATTTCAGATGCTAGATCAGATATCGTGCTCTCGCTTATTGGTTTGCCAGCCGCAACCGCATTCTGTGAAGCGGTCATCATCGTGTTGAGATTGTCCTCGCTCGGTTCAATTGAATATGCTTTAGAAGCCTGAATTAATTTCTTACGGTAAAAGTTTCTTTTGAGTTTGCTTACCCACCAATCGAACCTTGATATGCCTATATCGCAAGTCATGAGATATTGCCAGTCATTGGCTGACATGACACCGGGACGAGAAACATTGAATCTGTCTTGAAGCTCGAGTGTGTCAACGTCCTCATCAAGCTTATTCATGTATTCAACAAGATCAGCATACTGTTTGCTCTCAAACCATTCTGGGTCGATCCATTCAGACTTGATCAGTTCTGGCTTAGTGTATAGGCAATGCATGACATGTGGTTCAGGATTGCTAGGGTCATAAAGCTTTTTCGTCAAGCTCGTTGCCTCCCTTCATCGTATTCAGCAATGTAACGTTTAGCATCTTCTGGATTGATTGGAATACCTTGCGCTTGGATTTCTTCAAGCACTCTGTCAAGACTGTTGTAGTCGATATACATTGCAATAGCAGTTTTCTTGGGATCGAACTTAGGCTTTCGAGCTTCCTGCTCATCTCGTTCTTCCTTTACGACCTCAAGGTAATCGTCCCATGCCTCTTGATTGAAGAACGTACTACCGTCTTTGATAAATTGTCTATCTGTACCTTTGCTATTGATTAGCTGTCGATAAGCCACAATGCCATCCTGAATCTGCTTATTGGTAGCAGGGTTCTTCTTTCTAGTCATTACCCGTTTGTAAGCAGCTGATGCCGGCTTCTTGCCAATCTTCTTTGGATACAGCTTCCATAGCTTCTCGAAGTTAGCATCTAATGTGCTTTCTGTGGTATCTTCTTGCTTATCTGTGCTTCCTTCATCAGAGTATCCTTTGCTTGCCTTCTGCAAAAGGTTTTCGTCACTATCTAACGTGCTTAATGCACGTGTGTTTATAGTATTAATACTTGTAGTATTATCTCTTACATTTATGTGTGTAGGGGTATTACATTGTTGTAAGTAGGTATACACATTGCAATTCTCGGGCACATCATCTTTGCTAATTTTGATGTATCTTCTTTCGATTTCTTTGGTACCGTCTTTGTATTTGACGCTACGCTTAATATATCCGTTGTCCTCAAGAGACTTTAGCCACCTTTGTACAGTAGTTTTAGTTACCTTGTACAAAGTCGCAAAGTATTGATCACCCGCCCAGCAGTAACCCTTCTTATTGCTGAGCGCCGTAATTTCACCGTACAGAAACCTCGCTCCCATTTGTAGCCGTTCATCATAGCGCACGTCTGCTGGGGTGATTGCGTAGTAGTTAGGTTTCTCATTCATAATTGCCATCACCCTTCTTCGAATAGGCGCATTCTCATAGTTTCTGTAATAATCTCGATATACCTTCCCTCAACTTCTTTGGTGCCGTCTTTGTATTTGACATGACGATTAATATATTTGCATTCTTCCAGTACACGTAGCCAGTTTTGAATTGTGGAAGTGCTAACGTGGTAGAGCTTTGCGAAATAGCTATTCGATGTCCAGCATAAGCCGCTCTCGTCAGTTAATGCCGAAATTTCGCCGTACAGCAGTTTGGCTCCCTGCTGTAGAGACCCGTCATATCGCACGTTTGCTGGAATGATTGCATAGTAACTAGGCCCTTCATTATTCATGATCGTTACCTCCTTCAGGAAAAGCTAACGCAAGCGCCTGTAGGGTTGTGAAATATGCCTGTTTTCGTGCATCTGAACTTTTGCGCAGTTTCCAAAGAGTACCATATGATAGTGAGGTATTCTTCATTACATCCCGTAGCGAGTGCTTTGATAGAATAACCTCTGCTATTTTTTCAAGCTCTGTGTGGGTCATTTTTGATGTTTCAATATATTTATTCATGTTGTTTACCTCTTTCTTGTATATTAACATTATATACGATGACGATAAATGTTGCAATAGAAAAGTGCCATTTCTGGCACGTTTTTTTGATCTACATTCTCTACATTCTTTACATTCTTGTTAGTTGCCACCTCTTTGCCACCTCTTTGCCACCTCTTTGCCGCTTGCTTTGCCACCTCCTGTAATTTTCACAGAGACTATTTGATGTCCTCAGGGAATGCGTTGATGATTGAAATCAATGTGCGGTCAAACGCTTTCTCCCTGTTTTCGGAATACTTACGAAGTTTCCATGAGTTAGCGTATGACATCGCAGTTCTACGGGTACATAATAGCACGAATGTGTCTTAAAATACGCATAAGCAATGGAGAACGAAAAAAGTTTCTTTTTTGGACGTTTTTGTGTTGACAACTGTACTTTTTGATGTTTTAATGAAAGTGTCCTAAAGGAAACGAGGTGATTACATGAATAAGAATAAGCTTCTTGGCACTATCAAGTTAAAAGGACTAACAGTAAAAGCTGTACTAAAAAGAGTAAATGATGATGGCATTAATTTAACATCATCAACTTTCTACAAAGGGCTGCGAGATGAACGTCCCTTCAAGACAAATGAAATTAAAGCATTAGCAAAAGTAATTCCGTTAACACGATCAGAAACAATGGATATTTTTTTTACAACTGAAGAGTCCTAAAAGACACAAATGGGATGACGGTATGAATAAACTAGTAATCATGCACAACAAACAAGCGGTGACAACTAGCTTGCGCGCGGCCGAGGTATTTGGAAAAGACCACAAAAACGTAATTCAGTCTATCGAAAATCTCGCAGCCGAAAAATCGGCCGCCAAATTCTTTTCCGAGGCAACGTATGACAACCGTGGTAAGCAATATCCAATGTACTACGTCAACTACCCGGTACTTTAGTGCCGAGTAGTTGACACGCATTCAAATAATCTCACGTCCAAGCCCTGATCGACGTCAAAAGCTGAATTTTTCGGAGGGAAATAATGAAACTACTTATCTTAATTGCCTTTTTAGGATCGCTCATATTGGCTGCAATATTTGGCACATTGTCTACAGTTCAAAGAAAGGATCCGAGAAAACTAAAGCGGAACCTTATTATTACCGCATTGTCGGCGGTAGCATTTATTGCAATCTTTTTTTGGATTGGCACCTACTCGGGAGAAAGCAACAGGTCAGCTGCGTCTAGTTCGTCTTCAAAAGCTGAATCGTCAAAGGTCGAGTCGTCACAAGAAGATGATGACAGTTACGAAGACACTGATAGCGATGACTCTGATGATGAAGAATCATCAAGCACAGAAACATTCAACGCAAATGACTACAACACTGGGATCACTTATGAACAGTTGGCACGGACTCCAGACGACTACAAGGGCAAGAACATCACTTTAACGGGCGAAGTTATTCAAGTCGTTGAGGGTGACGATGAAACTGATTTGCGTGTTGCAGTTGATGGTAATTATGACAATGTAATTATGGTCGGTTATGATCCAGATATTATGAACGGCTCTCGCATTCTAGAAAATGACAAGATCACCTTCTATGCTGAAAGCTTGGGTACCACCACTTACAAATCAACCATGGGTGGCAAAATCACAGTTCCATTGGCTTTGGCCAAGAAGATTGATGACGCCGGAACTGCTCCCGACGACTACGGTGATTAGTTCCTTCCCCCACACAAGCGGCGTCCCCGTGCAAGCCGGAGAGTGGGGCTTGTATCGCATACCAATAAAGAAGGTGATCCATCATGCTAAAAAAAGATAATTGCCATCTTACTCATTGTTTTGTTGGCTGGTGCAACAACAGCCTGCGCTAGTGACCAAGACGATGATCAAAATGCCGAGCAGTTTAACTGAGTGTTGGCTGGATACAAAAAAATCCCCGGCCGCTGTGGCCGAGGAACAGTTGTTTCTGTCAAACATAACTACTGTCGCAATTTGGCTGTTTTTATAAATGGCGTCAGTTGAGAAAACTCGGTACTTTAGTGCCGAGTAGTTGACACGCATTCAAATAATCTCACGTCCAAACTCTGATCGACGTTAAAAGCTGAATTTTTTGGAGGGATTCATCATGAAAAAGCTCAAGATTAACATTTGGACTGGCATTTACAACATTTTTGCTTGTGTGATTTTTGCCTCATCGTGGTTTATCATCTTTTCAATCGCATTTAGCGATGCTGCAAACAAGACCAATGCAACTGGAGGTGCTGCCGCATTCTTCTATGCTGTTGCTTGGATTGGAGTTGTGCTGAACGCACTAGCTTTATGGCAAAGCTACAAGCACAATATTTCGCTAGTGGGCGGTGTTCTGGGCGTAATTGGTTCGCTTTGCTTTGGTTTAACCGCTGCAATGGCATTTCCAGCTATTGTTTTGTTGATTGTTGCAATTGTATTCTTGTTCTTACAACACCCTCGCAATAAGGCAACTGCTTAGCATATATTCTTCCCCCACGCAAGCGGCGTCCCCGTGCAAGCCGGAGAGTGGGGCTGGATACAAAAAAACCCCGGCCGCTGTGGTCGAGGAACAGTTGTTTCTGTCAAACGTAACTACTGTCACGAAAGGCCACCTCAACTCACGAAGGAAAGATAAACCCACGTCGTAAAATTGCAACAATAAAAGTCGCATATTTGCGATTTTTACATTGACAACTGCTTATAAGGGGTTTATACTTAATTCATCAAGTCGCAGGAATGCGACAGAAAGGAGAATCATATATGGTTAATGTGAACTTGGATCGTTTAAAGGGACTCATGACAGAACGACACGTCACTCGAGATTCTCTAGCTTTAGCATTAGGGATCGCGAGAAGCACATTATTTCGGAAAATGCAGCGGGGTGGAAAAGACTTCACGGCACAAGAAATATTCAAAATGATGCAATTCATCCCTCTTAGCGATCAGGAAGCAATTGATATTTTTTTGTCACCAACTTCGGAAAAACCGAAGTACCCAGTAAAGGAGGCGGTATAGATATGAACGAACTACAACCAATTGAACAAAACAGCCAGCGTGTACTGACCACCGACCAACTTGCAGAATTGTACGGAACGACTGTTGGAGTCGTTCAAATGAACTTTAAACGAAACTCGAATAAGTTCATTGAAGGAAAGCACTTCTTCAAGCTGGAAGGGGAGCAACTTCGGGCATTCAAGAACGAACCGACAAATTGTGGGTTCGTTGGGAAAAATGCAAGTGCTCTATAAGTGGCGTCAGTTGAGAAAACTCGGTACTTCAGTGCCGAGATGAATCAACGTCTTGGACGGCCACCATTGTATTTGTCTAATTGTGAGTCAACATATTGAGCTACAATCTCCTTTGAAACATTCCCTAGGGTACTCATAAAGAAACTCGGAGACCATAAATGACCGCCCCAGAGTAACTTCTTGGTTTGAGGGAATTGGATAAACCACTGTTTTGCCGAACCGCCCTTAAAGGCTTTAACAATTGAGGATGGAGCATACTTGGGTGGGAAGCTAATCATCATATGAATGTGGTCAGGCATCACTTCCATATTAGATATTTCAACCGAATTTCTTTTTGCAATACCCCTCAAAATGTTCTTCATAGCCTCAGCTCGCTCTCCAGTGGTAAAAATCTGTTTTCGGTACTTTGTAACCCAGACTAGATGGAAATTAAAATCGTATACATTTGTGCGTTCATGCTTAATCATATGATTACCTCAATTCGTTAATTTAGTAGTATTTTTAATTAACTTTAGTATATCATATGTGATATACTAAGTATTGAAAAGAGGTGAAATAAGGTGACACTAAAAGGCATTAAAGTTCGAATATATCCTAATCAAGAGCAGCAGTTGAAAATTAAGCTGAACTTTGGTTATAACCGTTTTGTTTGGAATCAGATGCTAAACATGATGATTGAAAGGTATAAAAACAATCCAGAAGCTAAGTTCTTAAATGCTTTTGCATTGAACAACCTATTACCAGCATTGAAAGTCGAATATCCTTGGTTGAAAGATGCGGAAAGTACCAGCTTACAATCAACTACGCATGATTTAGTAGAAGCCTATAAAAAATTCTTTAAACTTCACAAAGGATTCCCTAAGTTTAAATCCCGTAAGTTCCCTAAACAAAGCTATCAATCAAAGATGGGGATTAAACTTATTGACAAGCATCATTTAAAACTTCCTAAGCTGGGTACCATGTATTTTAAGTCTGGAAAACAACCCCAAGGAAAAATCAAAAATGTGACTATCCGACTTTCTGCTACTGGTAAGTTCTACGCAGCACTTTTAGTTGATACTGATATTGAGCCTTTAGCTAAAACATCCAATTCCGTAGGTATTGATATGGGCGTGGCTGACCTAATGATTACCTCAGATGGTGTTAAGTACCCGACTATCAGGTTTGATAAGCTTCTTAGTAAAAAGAAACACTACTGGGAAAAACGATTAGCTCGTAGAAGATTACAAGCTCAGAAAGAAATCGCTTGGGATAAGCATAATAAGGTGATTGAGCCTAGAGAGCTTTCTGATTTTAAGAATTATCTTAAAGCCAAGCGTATGGTAGCTAAGTACAATGAAAAGATTGCTAACCAACGTAATAACTACCTTCACAATCTAACAAAAGCTCTGGTAGAACAATATGACGTGATTAAAATAGAGGATTTGAAAACCAAAAATCTTCTTAAAAATCACAAGCTCTCCAGAGCAATTGCGAACCAATCATGGCGAGGACTACGTTCTCAGCTTGAGTATAAGTGTGAATGGTATGGAAAGCAGTTAGTCACTGTTAATCCTAGAAAGACCTCACAGATATGTTCAAGCTGTGGCTATGATGATGGTAAACACACCTTAGATATTAGACAGTGGACTTGTCCTAATTGTGGTATAAACCACGACAGAGACATCAACGCAGCTGTTAATATCCTTCAAGCTACTGCGTAGATAAAAGACTGTCTGGCACGGAACGTGCCTTAGTAAATAGCCGTAACCTCTGCACTACATTCAAAGAATGATGTGTAAGTCAGCGGTGTTCCTAGAAGCTCGTTACTTTAGTGACGAGTAGTTCACACAGGCACACTTTCCAGAAATCAGTAAGAGGGCGGAGAAATGATTGGTTATTTACTAATTGCTGGTGGCTTCGGCGTGATCGTTGGTCACTGCTTAGGCCACAGCGGAAATTGGAGGCAGTGGATTGAATAAAGCGGAACGTACCATTGGTGATTTGCTGAAAGAACACAACAAATTGACGCTAGACGTCATTCGTGGCAACCACACACCAATTGCAAAGATGCTGCTTGCCGAGAACGAGAAGCTACGTGCACGACTAGCAAAACTAAGGGGGTAACGTGATGACCAATGAGGAATACGAACGAATTCTAGCCGAAGCGAACCGTCAGATCGCGGCATATCACAAGGTTGCTACCGACTATGGGCCGAACAACACAGACCCTCATCAAACGTACGCCATGGGTCAAGAAGACGGTGCACATGCAATTTTATTCATCGTCAACCAAGTCATGAAAAAAGCCGCTGGCGTGCAGACCAACGGCGAGAAAGGAAGCAAACAATGAAAACGAATGGAGAATTACCCGCTTCACTTAATAACTTTCGAGTTGATTATAAGCCATCTGTGCTTGTCCTACAACACGCTGATGAACTAGCTGCAAACATCAAGCAGTACACGAACAAGTACCGGGGTCTTGTCATTACACCGGAGACGTTACCACAGGCAAAAGCTTCCCGCGCAGATCTCAACAAGTTGTCTAAAGCGTTAAATGATAAACGCATTGAAGTCATGCGTGAATATAACAAGCCATATGACGTGTTCAAGTCCAAGATTGATGCCATGATCAGTAACATTTCAGAAGCGAAAGCAGAAATTGACGATGGCATCAAGAAGCAAGAACTACTTGAAGCCGAGCAACGCAAACAACAAGTTCTTGCTGACATCATGGAAATTGCGCACTCACGCGGCCTTGCACCAGATGATATTGAATTCAATGACAAGTGGCTAAATAAGAGTTTAAGCAAGCTTGAGCGCACACGTCAGATTGGTGATGCCGCTGACTTCGTTGTTAAACAGCGTGAGCAACTAGCGGCCGCAAAGACTGCTGTCACCAAATATGCGCAAGCGATGGGGCTTGATGCTGGCGGTTGGGTTGCACAAGTAGATCAAGGCAGCTCACAACTTGATATCATGGCGCGTATTGACGCTTATGTTGCACGACAAAAGCGGGAAGCCGAAGAAGCCAGAAAACGCGCTGAAGCACAAGCTGCCATTGACGCTCTTCACCAAAAGAAGGTCGGTGACAAAGTTGTCGATACCAACACTGGTGAGGTTGTCAGTCAACCGAAACCAGAACCAGTCATTGGGCATTATCAGTTTGAGGTTGTTGGTACGTTTGATGAAGCCCAGAGCGTTGCCGATTTCATGACGGAACAAGGCATTGAGTTCATCAGTTTGGAGGGTAAATGATGGTCGAAAAGAAAGATGATGTGGCAACGGAAAAGCTTTCCCTTGTTGACCGTATTCTAATAGCCCAGAAGGCTGTTGGCGTTATTAAGAAGGACGGTGAAAACAAATTCCAACATTACAATTTTCAAAGCGAGGGTGCGATCAAAGACGCTGTTAAGCCAGCTCTGATCAAAGCTGGATTGGTTGTTAAATTCAGTTATGAAATCGTCAACCAGTATGATCGCACAACGGGCAAAGGTGGCAATAATCACTTTGTTGATTTGATGGGAACATTCACTGTCACTGACGGTCATGATGAGATGACATTTACCATCCCGGGCAGCGGTCAGGACACTGGCGAAAAAGCCATGGTCAAGGCCAGCACTTCAGCGCAAAAGTATTTTTATAAGCAGATGTTCAACATCACTGACACCGAAGACTCTGACCCTGATGCAAATGATAGCTCAGCAAGCAATGGTCCAATAACCAGAAACAAGCAGTCTATTCGGCCAAGTGCCATTCTTGATCACGCAACCGTTAAAGCTATCAAAGACATGATGGTTCAACAGTTTAAAGCTTTGCCGGCCACTAACAAAAAAGGCGAGCCAAAGCCAAAAACGGTTAATGAACTTGCTGAAATATGGATAGGCTTAGCGAATGCAAAATTCGGCAGCAAAGCAACGAGTGTTGAAACATTAACTCCTAAAGCCGCTGCTGGTGTCAAAAACTTGCTTGAAGCAGAACTCAGAAAGTTGGCAGGTGGCGAACGTGAATGAGTATGAAGATAAACGGCAGGCTGGATAAGCTTTCAGGCCAGCAGATTACTATCACCGCAGACGCCCCTGTGAGCCTGTATGCGCTGTCCAAGCTCGCAGCGGGTAAATCACCCTCGGTTGAGTTAGAAGTCGAGGACGGGCGCCATATAAGCCCAGAACAGCGCAAAAAGATATTCGCGCTGATGCGCGACATCTCCGACTGGAACGGTGACACGGTGGACATGATCGAATGCCTCATGAAATCGTATACGCGCGAGATTTTTGCAATTGAACCATATTCACTGAGTGACTGTTCGATGACGACTGCCAGCAACATGATATACACGATCTTAGAGTTTTGCTTCCGAAACGATGTACCATTCAAGACGAAGACGTGGGACGTGATACCCAACGACTATGCACGCCAATGGTTCTGCCTCCGTTTCCGTAAATGTGTTATCTGCGGAAAGCCCGCTGACTTGGCACATTACGAGGCGGTTGGCATGGGACGCAACAGAAATAAGATAGACGAAACAAAGTTCAGGTACATGAGCCTATGCCGCATTCATCATGTCGAGCAGCACACGATCGGACTCATGTCGTTCATCCAAAAATATCACATTAAGCCAATCAAGCTGACAGCTGACGAACTTAAACAGATTCAGCCACATTACAAAACAAGTACCGAATAAAAAGGAGACTAAAAATGCTTAATTCAGTTGCTTTAACAGGCAGATTAACTAAAGACGTTGGCCTTCGCTATACGCAAAGCGGAACAGCGGTTGGTTCATTTACGATTGCTGTTGATCGCCAATTTCGTAGCGCAAATGGGGAACGAGAAACTGACTTCATCAATTGTGCCATCTGGCGTAAGTCTGCCGAGAATTTTGCCAACTTCACGCACAAGGGTTCACTTGTTGGCATCGAAGGTCATATCCAAACACGTACGTATGATAACGCGCAAGGCCAGAAAGTATTCGTGACTGAGGTCATTGTTGAGAATTTTGCTTTGCTTGAATCACGACAGGTGTCTCAGAACAGCCCTAAATCACAGCAAACAGCCAATTCATCAACAACGGGTACCGCTAATGCGAGTCAAACGACTCAAAATGCTTCGCGAGCGAATTCCACAAATTCGTTTGCTAATAATGGCCAGCCGCTCGACATCAGTGATGATGATCTTCCATTCTAAGAAGGCGGTGATGATCATCCCGGGAGTACGAAACACTTATGTAGCGGTTATTAAAGGACCAAATTGCACACAAATTGCACAGTAACGAAAAGTGAATTCTTAGTTTCAAAAAAAATAAGCCCTCCACCCGCGTTAGCGAGCAGAGGACTTTTTTGTAATATGCTTAAAATGGATTGATCGAACTAATGCCGATCTGCAAACGATCAAGCGGTTCTCCAAACATGCCGGCGTATGTGTCTGTGTACTGTGGCAAACTCGTGCCATCATCACACACAACGCCAAGCCAGCCAGCCCGTTGTGTCGTCTGACTACGGTAATACGCTTGCTGGTACGGCTCACCAGCAGGAGTAATAAAGATGATCTGGACTCCATCAATCGCTTCACCAGCAATACCGGCACAGCCGTTGACCGTATCGTTGCGATCACCTTTGGTTACCCAAGGCAGCCAACCGCTCTTAACTGTGTGAACTCGATACCTAACGCTACCATGATCAACTTTGATGTATAGCAGATCGTGCTGATGATTAGGCATACCAGCAAAACCGTTGTCACCAGAGCCGAAGTTGGTCACCTCCTCCAGCCAACTGCCACCGAGCAAATGCAAACCGTATCGAACGTTCACATTACCAGATGCAGTTGCTTGCGGACGCGCGCTTTGTGCCGCTGGTGCACTCGGGGACGGATTGACAGTAGTTGTGCCATTAGCCAGATCTACCGCCAATTTTTCCTTCGTAATACCCCATCGAGCCAGATACCCATATGGATCAGTATGATCACCCCAAATATGCTGCGTTACCCACAAATGAGACTTGATGCCAGGTGTTCCAGCACCGCCAGCGTCCAAACTAGTCGGAATGCCATATTGAGCGGCCATATCACGTGCAAGCTCAATATAAACGGCATAATCCTTCTTGAAAGTTTCGGGATCACTAGTGTGGCCCAATTCAATTTGGACCGGGCTGTTAGCATTTGCCACTGTCCCAGCGCCCCACTGAACATAACCGGGTTCACCAACTTGATAAACTTGACCACCATCGCCTACAACAAATGCCGTATAAGCAACTTCAGCAGCAATATTGTTTTTGAAGTAAGCGGCATTTGCACGCGCACCAGATTCAGCACCAACATCATGTAGGATAATGTAAAGTCGATTAGCTACTTGCGATGAACCTTCATTTGCACCCAAAGCAAATTCTTTATTGATGGTATAACTCATACTATTTCACCTCCTCACTAGCTACTGGAGCAACAGATTCCGGTGCCAGCTGAGCCTTAACTGCATCTGCGGCCGCCTGAGCTGCGGCAGCTACCTTGTCTTGATTAGATACTTCCTGATCAACTGTCTTTTGCGGATAGGTTTCTGCTAGGCTGTCTTTCAAATCCGCATAAGCTTTCTCAACTGCGTTGGCAATCGTCTGCTCGTCTGTGCTGGTGAAGCCAAGTGACTTCAAGCTGTCTTTCACAGCCTGAATAGCAGTCGATTTCTTAACCGCACCGTCAATTGCCTGCGTCATACCGAGATGTTCTGCCGCCGTTACGGCTGCATTTGCTAATGGACCTAATACCTTTACCAAGGTGAGTGCCTGCTTGTTAGCCAGCAATTGTTTTGAAATCCAAGTCCCAATGATTGGGATTGCCGCTACTGCAAGTGATACCAAAAGTTCTGTCCAATTATTCATTTGTGTTTTCCTTTCTATATTGAATGACGTCTTCTAGTGCCGGTGACCAAGGGGTTGCGATACTTCCTTTTTCCAGCTTACGATGATGGAATGTTACAATGTTGCCAGATGTGTGACCAGCATTACCTGCATAAACAATGAGCCAAGTATATCCGTCTATAGGCTTGACTAATCCTGATATTTTGCCATTAACAATAGAAAATGTAGTATAAGAATCTAAAATGGTCAGGTCCGTTTTTGGATTATATGATCTAACATCAATAGAAGTAGCGGTTCCTGAAACGGATACCTCGGAACTAAAGGTGTATACAGACCCCGCAATTAAATCATTATATACAGTCGCAAATCTCCATCCTTGATGGGAAGACGAGTCATCTACTATTAAGTCACTACTAGTGCCGGTTAGCAGGTTTCTTCCATACACCTGTACCCCATTGCTGAAAACCTTGTCTACCGGTTTACCATCAATAACACATGCTCTACCATTAATTGTTGGCATTCAATCACCCCTCAATGAAGTAAACACCGGACTTGTCGGCTAATGCATCATAAGCGGCTTGCGAGATGATATTGATAACGGCATCAGCGCCTTTGTCACCCTTGTCACCTTTAGCGCCAACAAGAGAGGCAAGCCATTGATTGACACTTCCAGAGAAACCAGCATTCACGGCAACCTGATATGCAGAAAGTCCTTGATCTCCTTTGTCACCTTTGTCGCCTTTGTCGCCTTTGTCACCTTTGTCGCCTTTGATACCTTGCGAGCCACTTAAGTCGGCAATATAGGTGAAGCTGGTGCCGTTCCATACGTAAAGCTTACCGTCATCAGGATCATTGACGTCACTGGCAATCATGGTGAAATCACCATCAGAGAAGCCATCACCATTCATTTGAGCAATGGACGGGAACGTCTTTACGATTTGGAAGTCTTTCCCCGCATCGCCTTTATCGCCCTTGTCACCTTTAGGGCCAACGAGAGATGCAAGCCAGTCCGTTTGCGAGCCTTTATAGCCATTAATGACCGCGACTTGATAGGCAGATAGTCCATCAGCACCCTTATCGCCTTTCAGACCATTGGCAACAGCAACAGATACTTCTTGCTTTAGCTGCTGACTAAGGTCACTGAACTGCTGAATGAAGTCATCAACCGTGATGCTGCTGACAAGTCCCCCAGAAATACCAGTGACGTTCTCATTGATTTGAAGTGCCAAAAATCCATCGCTAGGATAGATTGCAGTACCACCGTCTACGGTGTTCCACAGCTCAAGGAGATAGCTTCCGACTGGCAATTGAGCCAATTGTCCGCTAGTAATAACGGCATGATTGTTCGTGATACTGGCACTTATCCCCAGCAAATATCCAGAGTCGTTTTTGATTCTGACCTTTGCATCTGCTGTTAATGTTGCTGCGCTGCCATCATCGAACGCAATCAAATGTATTTCAGTTGTGGTGTCGGCAAATTTGAACTTTTTATCGCCGTTGCCAAGATATAGCTTCCTCATTGCTTGCTTGTCTCCTTTCTAAGACGCTCATTCTCACGTCTCAAACGGTCATTGTCTGCGCGTAATCTGTCGTTCATGTCCTCAAGCTCATCATGCCTGTTCTTCCGTTTACCCTCGCGGTAGGTCAGATAAGCGATGAGAGTCGAAGCAATACCGGCAATGTATGGAGCGGAACTGACAATAATTTTAGTTATCGCTGCTGTCACGGCTGTCACTCCTTCGCGCAATAATCAGCACGAAGGCTGTTATGATCGCATTGCTGATCCAACTTGAGTAGATTCCAGTTGATATTGAGGTCAGTAATTGCAGCATTGTCAAGAACGACATTAAAAAGCTGGTAGTCGTAAGCAACAGACGATTGGTTATTGCCAACTGTGTTTCCCATAGCACCCAACCCCCAATTCCGAGTCCATCAATGACAAACAAAAACCCCACAATGTCATTGTTTAACCAGTCAGAGTAATGTGGGGGCCAGATGAAATAATGGTCATTGATGATTAGAAACAGGCCAATGGCAACCATGCCAATGGCGAGTGCTGTGTGTGTCGGGTGATTTCTGATTTTATTTAGCATTGTCATCACTTCCTTCCACAAAAATAGCCGCTAGCTTTTGCTGGCGACATAGTCACTACCTGTAATTTGCTTGTATTGATCTGGGGTGATCATTACCGGTACATAAGGTGTTAAATCAATTCCCCAACTGTAAAGTAGTGCACACTGATCATAATTAGTCACTTGATTTCGCCGCCTTCAGCTGTGCTACTTCAAGAGTTAAATTTGCGAGTAGCATCTGTTCTGCGGTCGGTGTCACTTGATTAGCCGCTTTTTCTAGTGCTGCTTGCTTATCGGTATCTATTACAACAGTACCGTCATCAGCCAGCTTTGAGGCGCCAATGGCAATCTTTTTCAGTTCTTCAGGTGCAACCAGAATGGCTTTCTCATCATCGAATGGCGTTTGCCACTGACTGCCGTCCCAAAATTCCTGCTGGTAGCCAGTGATATAGCCATCTTCATCAGTGCTAAAAATTGCTTTTACTTTGTCAACTTCCATAACAACCTCCTAAACTGCGTATACCTCAGTCATAACCGCTTGTGCAAGCGATCCGCTCTTATTTTCATCAGCCCCAATAATGTGTGTATCGTCATACCATATAACTTTGAAGATGGTCCCAACGTTTTTCATCGTGAAGGTAACTCGTAAATAGTTAGCACCAGTCGTGTTGTAGATCAATGCGGCCTTGGGAAGCAGAGTGAACGCATAGTTGTTATACGTCGGTGCTCCGTTTTGGTAATAGCTCCAAGCAATTAGCCATCCGGATAATGTTTTTGAGAGTGGCGTCGATATTGTCGCAGTATCAGCCTGAGCTGGATAAAAAGCACCATGCCAAACAAGCAAGTTATTGTTTGTTAATTGCAAGACTCTTAAGGCGTCTAAATTGCTGGTGATCCACTCAACTGGGCTACTAGATGTCGCTTGGTAATTGCTGCCAAGCGTTAGCATACCCAAAGTGGCTTGAACGCTTCCCATCAGTGTCCCATTATTGTAAATATTGCTTAACAAACCGAACTGATTGAGCTCTGTGTGGGTTATTCGACTGTTATTAGTATCCGAATACGTATCTGTGACGATCTTGCCATCGGCCATTGTGGTTGTTCCGTGAACAGTGTAGTTAGCAACTCCATCAGGCTTGACGCCTGTAAACGAAGAGATGAACTTAGAACCGGTGAATGTGACACCATTAAATGTCATCCCATTAAACGTTTCAGCCGAAATGACACTTGCATCAACCTTGTTAACCTGCCATGTTGAACCATCATAGGTATAATATCCGGTCACAATACTGTTGCTGTTAGTCAGCCAATGCATGTCGCCTTTTTTGGGGGCAATTGGATAAGTTGCACCAACGGTAATAACGGGCACATTATCGCTACCATCTTTGCCGTCACGGCCATCAGTGCCTTTGAACAATGCCCATGAGTATTTTGTTGGATCGGTACTATCCGCTTGGGTCTGGTCAACATACTGGCCAAAATAGGACTTTCCATTACCATCTGTAGTTGAAAAGTCTTGACTTCCATCAATACTGTTGGCGTATGCAGTATGGAGATAGCTGCTTTTCCCATCTGCTCCCTTAGGACCGGGAACACCATCAGCACCATCAGCGCCCTTAATCAATGCCCACTTGCCAGCGTAATCAGCCGGATTGTCACTTGGCACGGATGATTTGTTGCTGTACACAACCGCCATATACTTCTTGCCAGCAGGCAAAGCACTCATATTCGTGCCTTGATCGTCATCGGCATAGCGAATCCATGGATAGTATTGAACCGCTTTAGGCAAATTTTTGATCTGCTCAGCAAGTTGCCGATATTGGGCTGCTACCTGATCATGTTCAATAAGGTAGTCTCCCAAAGTTGCTGTGTGTGTATCCATCGAATAGCTTGATTTGAGTTCTAGCAAACGAGCCGACAGATACAAGTGTTCATCCTCGTCAGCTAAATGAATTGTGTCACCAATGTTGATGTTTTGTGGCAGCACAGCAATGTCGGTCTCGTAATTGACTGCTTCATGATTGTGAGTCTTAAGATCAGAGAGTGCAGATTGAAGCAAAGTCGCTTGCGAAGTAGCCGTATAAGTGACAACACGATTGATATACGCTGCATTGACATTCGGTGCACCACCCTTAGTTAAAAGTCTGCTCCATGTTTGGTTGGCTACCGGATCTAGCAAAACACCTTCTTTCGTTAACACGTAACGACCATCGGGATCTGTCCACTGATAACCTTGAAGCGTGATTGGCTGCTGATCAACGGTCTCGCCATCTTTGCTTTCAGGTGTGCCACCTGTCGGTGTAACGGCAGTATAAAGATCATAAATACTGCCGGACGTCACAATCTTATTGATGTCTTTATCAACATACAGCGTGATGTTTCTATCAGCACCGATGCGCTTATGAATGTTGATTAAGCGGCGCACAACCGTTGTTCCAGACACATCGAAACTAAAGTCTAGTTCAGCATTATCAAACTGAGTCGCAACAGATAGAATACGATTTAAAGTGGTGTCAGACTCGCCAGTCCATTCAAGCGTTCGCTTCAAATCAGGGATCTCGTTAAGACCGATTTCGAAACCCGAGTCATTCGTGAACAGCTTAATATAATCGGCAATCCCCATTGCTTGTGGAGCTTTATAGGGACCAACGGTCTCGTTAATCAAATCAATACCAGCATTTTCAGCAGTGAATGTCTCCTCACCAGCAAGCGGATCATGACTTGATTCCATAATTGTCATAAAGACTGCTTTATTGCGCTCATCCATATACAAAATGTAATTGCCACGTGCTGCCATCGTTTGAACCTTAGAAGACAGTTCAGGGGTGAACAGAATGGTTCCTGAATAGGTGCGAGCACCTGCTGAGATAAGCTGATCATCAGTATCATCGACAATGTGGATTTTCCCACCACCGCCAGCAGTTGCAGTCCCTAGCAGATGCCATGATCTATCCACAAAATAAAAATCTTTCATAGCCATGCCTCCTGCCAAGATACTTCAGCCTTACACTGCTTTGCCCAGCTTGATGTGAGCAATTCAATGGTGTTATTCCCGGGCTGAATTTTGAAGCCGCCCCAATCATTGCCGATTGTTTGCAGCGTCCGATCTTCTGCACCATTGACAAGAACACGTCGATTAGCAACATCAATTTTCACAACGTCCCCGTCTTTGAAGCGGTTAGGAATATCATCCCAGTAATCAACGTTGATCCACTCAAAGTAGCTGTCTTGCCAGTTAATTGACCAACCACGTTGATCGGAAAATCCGGGGAACCAAGCTGTCCAGCCATCAATTGGCACACTAGAGAAGCCTGACACCGTCCGTGTCTCAATACCGCCATCACCTAAATCGATGCGATCCAAACGGAAGGTTAACTGATCACCCATTTTTGTGATAACGGCATTGTAGTTGCCGTCACGATAGTAATTGCGTGGCAGTAAGTCAAAAAATAGCATTTGTGCTTGGTTGCCATCATAGACTGTGCCTGAAAGAACCCACTGATCGTTTGAAGCACTGTCATCAAACAGCGCAAGAGAAGCGACAATCTTGCCTTGATACGTTAAATTGAACTCGAAACGGCCTACTTCTGCGGCGTTCGTCCCAACATTCACACGATTGACAAACTGAAAATTAGCCGTGTTAGAGCCATTCGAATTTTTCGGAATGGTGCCGCTCATTGAAGGCCCATTCCAGTAATTGGAAGCAGTTCGTTCAGTAGACGGGTAGGCAATACCATTTGCATATCCAAACGGTCCCGACTGTACGTTGGCATCATTGCCATGCTCATAGTAAGGAAAAGCCGTAACCCCATTATTGAGCGTGACCCCTGTCGGTGTCTGATTGAAATCGAGATGATAAACGCGTTCAGACTTTTGCTTCACAAAACCATCAGCCCCATCGGGAGAGCCGAACTGTAGCACACTGCCCTGATCATTAATAGCAGTTAACACACCGTTATCACCGTTGATAGTAGCCGTGATAACTGGTTCAGATGGATAAGTCCCAGTATTAGGCACTGTGATGGTATCGGAGTAGTATTCAGGATCTGCTGGGTTAGGTGACCACGGAGAAGCAGTATCGTTTTTCTCTAATTTGATATTGTCAATACATATCCAACCACTTCCAGAATATGTTTTAACGAAGCCAAAACGATAATTTGCGACTGTAATATCGCTGTCTGCGGTCATCGTTGCAGAAAATTGATGCCACGTGTTTTGGCCACCATCAGTGTTTCTATTGGCGTGACCCATTGACAGTCCCCAAATTGGAGATAAATCGCTCGTTGTCAAATAGTCTGACGCTTGTCCAGTTGCTGAACCTGCGGCCACATATTTGTAACTATAGGTCCATGTTTCGCCCGCTTTAATAGTAACTGGATTGGACAGTGGGAAAACGCTGTATTGATCAGGATTGGTAGATGAATCACTACTTTGGTTTTCAATCCGAAGCATATAAGTTCCAAATGGCGTTGGAAAAGAAGGATCTTGTCCGATAACTTGAAACAATCTATTTGCGTCTTTACCATCACCCCAAACATAGTTTGCTGGGGTTCGTCCTGATTCAAAGCTAGAATCTGTCAGCATGTTCACTGGCACGTCCTTGTATGGCATGTTGTCAGCCGTCTTCGTGGCTACCGAGTGCGCAATGCCATCGGGAACAAACAAAGTAAATGAGGAAGTGATCGCATTCTGGCCTTTAGGAACATCGTCAATATCCGATAAGGTCGTAAGCCAATATTTTGATGGGTCATCATTGAAAGAAACCTGATGGTTCTCACCGTGAAGTATGTCATTGAGCTTATAGAATGCTTGCCGGAACGAAAGATTGTCCGCTGCTGCAAGCCTGTAGCCAACAACAATCTCACGAGAAGGGTTACGAACATACTGGATAAACTCGCCATCTGAATTGCCAATCGTTTGTTTTTCGATTGACTGACTTAGCAGTTCTCGGCCACTGACTTGCAGCGTACTATAACCCGGAATCAAGTCTTCAATGTACTGTCCATCTATTAGCATCGCCTCTGCCGGGCGCTGATTATCATCAGAACCCGTGAAGGGCGTTGTTTCTCTAAAATCATACAAAACTAAAATAGCCCCTTTCGTCGATTGCTCATTCGTGTCATGCGGCTGAGCTCTGTTTGCATTGGGTTTGCGGTTGCACGAGCAACCTCTCGGCCGTCAATGTACAGAGGAACCTCAATCGTTTGCTTGCGAGTGTAGTTGACATCAAGATTTGAAGCCAAGGTTGCGCCCTGTACACTGTTATTAAGCGACTGCAAGGATGCGTCAAAGGGAGAAGCATTCACTGCCGGCATCGTAACTGCAGCACTATCAGCAATAGCTTGTGCCATGCTAGAAACATTACTTTGGACGTCTGAGAACTTGTCAGTAAGCCCTGCATTTAAGCCGTTCATGATGGCGTTACCAGCAGGTATGAGCAGTTTGGCATCGTAGCTGATTGGGCCTTTATGATCACGAATCCAAGAAGCAATTCCGCCAATAAAATCGGTGATCTTCCCCCAAGCCGCTTTGAGGCCATCGAAGAAGCTATCCATGATAGCGCGGCCAGCGTCAGCCAAACTAAAATTACGAAGCGCATTGAATGCTCCTTTGATGCCATTAACTATTCCACTTACCATGTCAGTAAAACCAGACCATACAGCCTTAGCCCCATTAAAAATACTAGTAGCAGCTCCAATCACAATAGACTGTATGTTGTTCCAAGCTGATGAAAAGAATGATGTAATGCTATTCCACAATCCGGAAAAGAATCCGGGAAGTGCGTTCCAAATTCCCTCGGCCGTGCTGACTGTTCCGCTCCATAATCCTGATAAGAATGAAACAACGCTGTTCCATATCCCCTCAGTGGTAGACACGATGCCGCTCCATAATCCGCTGAAAAACGACGAAAGTGTACTCCAAATAGCGGAAGCGGCGGATACTGTACCATTCCAAAGCCCCTCCAAAGTTGAAGCCAAAGCATTCCAAACAGTCATTGCATAAGTTTGAATAAGGCTCCAAATACCGGAGAAATACGTAACAAGGCCATTCCAGATCTGACCAGCGGCGGAAACAATGCTGTTCCAGATAAGCTGAAGATCGGCACTTAACTGTGTCCAATTTAAAGTAAGCAAATCGATGACAATAAGAATGGGACCCATAATAACTGCTTTAAGCATGTTCCAAATACCGGTAGCAACTTGGACAATCCCATTCCAAATTGTCGTCAGGGAACCGCCAAAGGTTGACCATATGGCAGTGGCTACTGCAACTATTCCATTCCACAGAGTCGTGAAGAATGTGGATAGCACGTTCCAAACTGCCGTTGCTGCGGTAACAGCACCTTGCCAGATAGCTGAGAGAGTGGTTGTGAATGCTGTCCAAGCAGCCGATGCCGCGGTCGTAATCCCAGTCCATAGATTGCTGAAGAAACTAGTAATGCCACTCCAAGCTGTTTGAATACCACTAATCGCAGAGGTAAACGTACCCGATATTGCGTTCCAAACAGTTTGTGCAACTCCTACAAGTCCTTGCCAAGCTCCTTGTAACCACGAAACAAATCCCGACCATAGGTTTTGGCCAGTCTTGGTTTGGGTGAAAAAGTACACCAGACCAGCAACCACTGCCGCAATCCCAGCAATCAAAAGTACCCACGGATTCATGCCCAAGATCAATCCAAACGCTTTCCATACACCACCAGCCGTTTTTACGATAGTCCCGAAGTTAGTTATAACGGATATAACGCCTCTAATAGGGCCAATCATTTTAGAAAAAACACCGAGAACGCTTGAAAATCCGCCGATGGCTAATCCAATTACTTTGAATGCCCCGACAGCCCCAAAGATCGCCGCAGCAAATGATTTAACAATGTCGTTAGCAAACGCCGCTTTAACAATAGCTGCAATTGGCTTCAAAACAGCGACAACCCCAGTCAAAGCAGTTTTTATTCCATTAAAGATTCCTTCCCACGGAAGATTGGAAAGAAAATCGCCGACAGCAGTTAGTGCCTCCATAGCGGCAATACCAAAGTCAGTAGTGACTTCTTTGGCTACTTCAAAATACTTTGAAATGTCGTTTCCACTGAACACTTTTCCGAATGCACTTCCAACGCTTTTGACAACGCTGACTAAGTTCACGAAGGCGATATTTGCAATGCTGCCAACTAGAGACCAAACGGTTTGAAGATAGCTTCCCCATTCTTTAAAGATTGATATAATTCCAGCCATGGAACCGCCATTACCTAGATTGCTTAGTTGTGTCTTAATATTCAAAACCAATGCCGAAAACGGAGAAAAGAAGCGACCAATTGAAGCGAGAACTGAATCGAAGTTCATGGCTCCGATCTTATCAATAATGCCGCTAATAGCTCCGACAGCGACTTTAGACATTGCCTGCCAAGCAGGCTGAAGCTTGTTTGCCAGTGTTTCCTGAAGGCCGTCCATTGCCTCACCGACTGTCTTGTAACTTGTGGCCATCTTCTGGAATGCCTTGCTGTTCCCGGCTTTCTCAATACCATCGAAGAACTGCTGCGTGCTTATTTTGCCGTCTTGGACTTCGGTGACCAGCTGTTTGGTACTCATGCCCATCGCTTTAGCAACGGCTGCCATACCAGCAGGCGTCTGTTCTAGCATCAGACGGAAGTCAGCCCATTGAACCATTGGCTTAGCAGCCATTTGTGTGCCTTGTTCCATCAATGTCTTCATGGCTTGCTTGGGATTATCAGTGGCAGCAGCTAGGCCACCCATACCTTTAACAAGGCGATCAACGCCTTTTACGCCTACTGATGCAAACTGTGCATAGGCAGAAGCCATGTCAGATGAACTGTAAATGGTCTCCTGAGCATATGATTGTAACGACTTTTCAATTGATGAAATCTGTGCAGGCGTCTTACCAAGAAAAGTCATATTACTCTCAAACGTCTGCCAAGCTTTGCTTGATTCGTCTAGTTCTCCTACCATGCTTCTCACACCATCGCCAATAGCCCCTACAACTTTGGTAAGTCCTATGGCTCCAGCAATTTTGCTCACGGTTGATACAAAATCACCAACTGGCTTTGTCGAATTTTGAAAGCTATCGCCGATCTTTGACGCAGAACTCGCGATATTATTAAAAGTCCCCGAAAAGTTGCGGTCAACGGCGGATAAAATTCCTTCAACACTAAAACTGTCAGCCATATGCTCCCTCCTTTCTTTCAGATAACGGAATAATTTTGCCTTCGCGCTTCAAACGCTGAAATTCGGCCATCCGTTTTGCGAACACTTGTGCTCTATTCTGCTTTAGTTCTGTTGTGCTCATCTGTGACACTTCATAATTGGGCTCATAATTTGATCGCACGCTATCAATAGCTGCTTTCTTATCAAAGAAATCATCAAATGTCTTGAACTTCGGCTTAGGGTTCTTGCTCCCAGTTGTTGCCTGCACTTGCTGGTTCATCCATGCTTGCTGTGCAATCTCGTTTTGTCTATCGACTTGCTTAAGCTGATATGCTTCCATGCGCAGTTCGTATTCAACAAGTGTCATACGTTCAATGTCTCGAATATTAGAAAAGCCTAGATAGGCAAAAGCGTATAACAAGATTTCGTGATATGTTTCTTCACTACTCTTTTGAACGCTTTCGTCCTCATCTAGGCCTTCATGTTTTTTGCTACTGCTTTTACTGCGTTAGCACTGTTCATTTCATTTGCAACTTGCTTAAATAGAGAGTCTAAGTCTGAATTGCTGTCAATAAAGTCATCGACTTCGTTAGCTGACGGACGTTTCTTAGATGTCACGGTGGCGGAATAGATGGTATCTGCTAAAACAGCAGCATCGTATGCATTCAGACCAGCTAGTGCCTTTGCAACACCCATGCCAAAGTTAATGCCATGCATGACGGCACCCATATTCTTATCCATTTCGCGAACAAAGCGGACACCAAAGTTTAGTTCGTATTCTTTACCGTTAATGGTTAATTGCATGATTTAAAATCCTTTCTTTTAAGCCGCCCGGGTTTCACCCGTACTGTGACTTTCTTAGGCGACTGATGACAAGCCTCTTCTGCTGTTATGCTCCAGTACCAGAACCGCCCTTAGCTGGTGCAGTGCCAGCAGTGTTAGTACCTGGATCCACAGCCTTGTCCCAAACAGTGCCACCACCGGTAGCATCGGTTTCAGTGACCTTGCCAACCCCAAGGAATACGTAATCGACCTGTTCCTGAGTTTCACTGTCTAGCATTGTCCAACCACGCTTTGGTGTGCCGTTAACTGAGAATGTGACATCGCGAGTAGAGTGATCATCAGGGTCATTGTCGCTGCTGTCTTCTTGAACGGTAACTTGCATGTACCATGCGTAATACTTGCCAGCAGAATTCTTACGTTTGCGGTAGAGAATCCAAAAGTCGAGCAATTCGCCGTCAAACAGTGAGTCATACATTACGTCTGCAATTGCGGACGTGTTGTTCAGAAACTCGATTTCAAGATCGGTACTTGCGGAACTACGAGTTGCTACATTGCCGTTCTTGGTAACAGTGGAACTACTGTCAACAGACGGGTCAAATGACAGTGAAGTCTGCCAAGGGATAATTTGGCCGCTAACCGTTGCTTGATCGCTATGTTTGCGAGCCAAGGCAACAACGTCCATGCCTTCTAGCACTTTTAATTCATTTGCCATGTTATGGCCTCCTATAAAATATTGAGATTGAGTATCAGCGTGGCTCGGTTGAGAACCGTGTCAGGGACACTCTGGTCTTGTGTAAACTCTTTTGAATGGTCTTCTACACGTCCATAGAATCGGTAATCATCAGTTAGCACTTGCCCAATCGCGGCACGAAAAAAGCGCTCCGCCATATCAGATACGGTGAAACGCTGTTTTTTGTCGCCCCAGATGTCAATGGTAATTAGCACATTGCCATTTAGTGACGTCTTTGTTGCAGTAGGAATAACTTGAATATCGCCAACAATGACGAATGGATATGGGGCGTTCTCCTGCTGCATAGGCAGATGGTCATAGGTCTTGTACCCGGACAATTGCGAAAACGCATAGAAGTAATCGTATAGCTCTTGCTCTGGTGATGTGATTTGAATCACCTACTTTGCTGCTTGTTTAAGCTGATTAATAAACTGAATCTTTTGATAAAGAAACGCAGGCTTCAATACAGGACGTGCCCGCATGAATCGAGTTCCATTTTCGGTGTATGGGTTGTATTCTTGCGTCATCGCTACAATACCGGTCAGCCCCGAATCAGTAATTGCTAACTTGATGCCACGCTTTGTAGCACCAGTAGGATGAGCGTACACGGTGCCCGCCATTTGCTGAGCACGAGTTTGCAACTGTGCTGTCTGCTGTTTAACGATTTGCTTGACAACGTCCATCTTCGCTCGCTTCAGCAGGCCAGCGACCAGTTTATCCATACCTTTTAGCTGAATACGATAACCAATTCCAACTTTACTCATTTCGTCTCACCCACAATCAAAGTAGTGTTTTGAAGCGGAACACGGGCGGTATTGAGAACGTAGTGTGTTGCATCATCATCAATCGTTAAATAGCTCCAATTGACGGTGATTGGCTCAACTAATCGGATTACTTTTGCCTTTTTAGCATAGTTTCCGAATAGCTGAACACTCTTGTCGGTTCCCATGTCAGTGACGCTGGCAACAGCGGTGGCTACCTCTTTTGGTTCACCGTATTGATGTGTTTGTGGATTATATTCTTCATCATCAAGCCAGAATGTAACCTCATGATCTAACCGCATATGATCACCTCTTTGGATAGCCAGAAATGAAGCTGACGGTGCCAAGAGACTTAGCATTCTTCCCGTTGGCTTCTTTCCAGTCGTTGATGTCATCAGCGAAATCATCGAAGTCGTTAGACTTGAACGTGAACGACTGGCCTTCTTGCTCGTATGACGTCATGCCTTCGTTTTTACGCCTGTTATAGCGTCGTACACAGACTTCCAAGGCAATGTAGGATAAATCACTAGGGAACACATCATCGGCCCGCAAACCGAGTTTAAATCGTAATGCTTGCGTCGTATTTTTGATGATGAGGTTAAGCACATCGTCTTGCATGTCTGTTTTAATTTCCATCATCGTCTTCAAATCTGAAAGCATTACCGCATCGGTATCAGCCATTTCATGCCTCCTTTCCGCCGCCCTGCATTCGCAGCACTGTGATTTTCATAAGCGACGGTTTACTAGCTACTACGCTGCACTAACGGTAACTGCTACCGTTGCAGTGAAGGAACCACTTGTTGCGGTGATTGTTGTAGAACCAACTGCTACCGCTGTAATAGTCCCATCAGCAGCGACTGTGGCAACACCAGCGTCGCTAGACGCGAACTTAGCAGCGCTAACAACATCACTTGCGTCCGATGCATCCACAGGGTCAGCGGATACAGTAATTTGCTTGGTAGCGCCGACTTTTAGGGACGCCGTTTTCTGACTAAGCGTAATCCCGGTGGCCGGCGCTAAGGTTTTGGGATCAGTACCTTGGCTTGCAAGACGTTCTCAGCTTCTGGGAAGCTAGGAAGTGCAGTGGCTGCTGCCTTTTCCCAAGTTGCGATTGGGTCCTGCGTGGTCTCGTAAACGGTGGTGAACACATTACCAACAGTGCCCTGTTGAACACCCGGAGTTGCGATCAGCCGGGACTCTTCAGGGGTAGGACCATAAACGGTTTGCCCGAGCTGGTCATCGCCAAATGCTACTAAGGTGTCTTCTGGGAAGTACCGTTCAACGGTATAGATACCGTTAGCTCCCTGCTTGCGGTACTTGGCATCATACGTCACGATGGTTGGCAAGCCGAACGACTGCATAACCGCATTGAGACTGCCAACACTAGGTAACAGGCCTGCCGTCTTGAAGTAGTCAGCAAATGCCTTGCTCCGAATCAGGGCAGTCTGTACCTTGGAAGAAGTCAGGATACGTGTTGGCACGTAGTCGAGCAATGCAAACCAGTCTTGCAGGTCCTTAATCGGATCAGCACCATCAGCGTCCCAAGAAGTAGCTGCGGTAACTTGGTGTTCTTCTGGAACATGGTAATCAACATTGAAGTTGAGATTGTTCTCATTGATGGTGATCTTCCCAGTTGCCAAAGCCTCCATGCGCATCTTTTCGACGCGTGCATAAACACCTTGAACCAAAACATCCAAGTCATTGTACACAAGGCTGGTCAGGTAGTTCTGTTCAGCCGGTGTGCGTGGATTGCGTAATGCGATCAGGTCCTTTTCCTTAAGCTGCATCTTGCGTTTGATGTAGCCAAGTTCAGCGGCCTGAACGCTCGCTTCACGACTGCCAATCTCAGCTTCCGTATCGAATGCAGAAATAGATGCTACGATAGGCGTCTTAGACCCACCACGAAGAAACTCAAAATCCAATTGATTAATTTTGGTTGATGGGAACAAGGTGTCCCCAAGTAATTGCGGATACTGGCGGTTTTGAACGTAATCAAGAACCGTCTTTTGATTAAACAAGTCTAAAATAGCTGGCATAAGTTAATCCTCCTTAGTCAGAAACATGGCTGAATTTAATTTCTTTCAGTGCAGTGATGGCAGCAGCTGACGGCTTGACTGGCAAGCGGGCTGCATTCACATATCCTTCAACGATGACGCCCACCGGCTGAGGACCTTCGCTGATGTCAACATCATTGATGGTCACACCAATTGCTGTTGCATCGTTCTTTGGATAGATAGAACCTGCTGGCAATACACCATTTACGACACCAGTAGTCGAACTATCGGCTTGGTGAGTGAATGAAACGAATTTTTCGCTATCCAAGAAGCTGATCTCGGATGCGGTTACTTTCTTACCTGCGTACATAAAAGTACCTCCTTATTTTTGTTTCCATGGGTCGTTAACAACTTGGCTCTGCTGATTCCGTTGTTTAGCAAATGCCGCGCCCGGCGTCTCCACCTTTGAACCATGCGTTTTGGGCGTGCTGCCCTTAAGCAACTCTTGACGAACACCTTCAGCCACTGCCTGATCATGCGCAATGAGCCACTTTACATTCGCCTCAGTAGATTCTGCCTCTGGCGTTACAACGTGCTGCAAATCGTCCTCAGTGACTGTCAGTTTGGCGTCCTCAAACATCGATCGAGCCTGTTTGCCCATCTCGTAGGTAGCAAGCTGTGACTTGAGTTCATCTCGCTCTTTTTTAGCCTTTTCTAGCTCATAATCCTTCTTCTGGTCGGCATTCATCTTGGCCAGTTTTGCAGCTTCGTCAACGGCAGCTTGCTTTTCCTTCTCGGCACGAGCAAGGCGTTTTTTAACAATATCGTTGACCTGTTCATCGGTGTAGGTATGCTGATCAGAGCTTTCACGAGAACTATCTTGGCTATGTTCCGAGTCTTGAGCGTTGGTGTCATTGTCACTTTGAGATTCGCCGTTTTGCTGGTTCTCTTGACTACCGTCAGCACCAGTATCTTCAGCAAAAAATTGCAAATTCATCGGCATTAAAATCTTTGGAATCATGCTAAGAACTCCTTCCACAGCTTTTTAGACGGATCAGGCTTGCGTCTTAATTTACCGGAGCTTTTAGAGTCGATCACGCTTGGACTTGATGGCATAAAAATAGCCGCTAGCTGCGGCTTATAAAAATCCTTTACGGCGTCGTTCACGTCTGGATTGTTTATCAACCTTGTTCATGACAGTACCTCCTTAATTAGTTCTGGGTTCTGTTTTACCAGCATTCTTAATGCATGTGCCAATCCGTCAACCAATTCCTCATCATTGTTTTGCTGGTCAAATCCCCGCTCTTGCAGGATTGCGTGAATAATCTCATGTACTAAAGTAATTTTGACCTCATCCTCAGCCATACCTTCACATACACGGATACTAGCTTTCTTATAACGCGTATCGCCCCAGTAATCGCCTTTTAAGTCTTCGCTGCTTAACTGAAGCTCTTTGTGACTGACCTCCTCAACCTTGTACTCGATATCATCAATCAATACTTTTTCTGGTAGCTTCATCGTTTCCTCCTAATCATCGTCTGATTCAGCGTCTGGCGCATATGCCGCAATGGAGCATCGGCAATTTGGGTGGACGGGAATATCCGGCACATCATCAACCTTGTACATACCTTTACCTGTTCTGCCACCCTCTGAAATCTCCTTGCATACTGCACACGCGCTTGGCTCAGCCACCCATTTGCAATAGTCATAGTTAAATTTGTGGAAACTATCTAATTGCGCCTGTGTTTGAATTCGAGCTGACTCAGTACGTGCAATTCGTTCTGTCACATAGCGGCGATTGTCCACCGTTTCTGCCACTTGGCCGCGTAACTTGCGAGCAATCTTTAGTGGACTCTGTCCTTGAATGGTGGCGGCAGTCAATAGCTCATCCAGTTCAGCCTTAAGAATGTCTTGGTTGATCCAAATACGCTGTGAGAAGGTGTAATCTCCCTCTCGTTTGGAGAGCAACTTGGCTAAATCAGTGTAGCCGCCCATAGATACCGTCTCTCCAAGTATTCCGGCTTGCCGTTTGATCTCGGATTGATAATCCTTGCTCAGCTTGGAAACAAGATCAGCGTTCACTTTCATGTGTGCATCAAGCATTTCTTGACCAATCTCACTCTTGAGCATTTCTAAACGGTTAATACGCATGGTAGCGTTGTATAGCTTGAGACGATCATTGACATCCTTGCTGAAGTCAGAATGCTTTAGCGGTTTGCCGTTGTACATCTTTCTAGCATCATCGACGATCCGCTTGGCTTCGACTTGATAAGCTTTAATATCGGTGGCCATCACTGCTTGACGCGCACCGGCCATACTGTCGTTGCTATATGCGGCATACTTGGAAAGTTCTGAATCAATATCCTTTTGAATGTTGGTTAAAGCTTTGTCAAAATATTCCTGAATTCTGGCATTGAACGCCTCGTCATTCTTAAGGTTCTCGACAATCCATTTCCGTTCAGCGGCCGTTCGCTTATTCCAGTAGGCAGAATTACTTGCTATCTGTTGCTGAGCCGTTGTTGTCATCATTGCCACCACCGTTCAGTAATTTCTGGAAGTCCGGGCTTGACGGACTGTTAGCAGCAGCATCTTTTGCTTTCTGGGTGGTCTCATCAGCGATGCGTTTCATTTCGGCCTTGGGATCATCAACAAACGATAAGGTGCTAAGCATAGTCTGATCTGATACGAGGCCTTTGAGTTTAGAAGCCGCGTCCGCTTCGTCGGTAATGTTCTCCGGAAGATTTCGCGTGAATGCGAAGTTAAGCTTTTGCCAGTCATCAGATTTACTTTCTGGAAGGATTGTCCCAACACTGAATGCGATCTTGTAAAGCTCCCGGAGTGACTGAGTAAACTTACGGTCCTGATTGGCCGCTAGATTGCGCATTGGTAGCAATTTGTATTGCAATGCAACGCCAGAACTATTGCCGCTGAATGCTTCATCGTTCAAGTTTGCAACCATGCTGATCTGGTAGATCATGCTGATGAGACGATCAATGAGGTGCTCTTGAATGGCATCGCCATCAGGTTTGGTCAGAAATTCAGCTACACCTTGAGCAGAATCGGCGTCTGGAGCATAGATAATCTGGTTGCCATTAAGATCGAGTTTGGGGTTGCCGTCATCGTCCTCATCGAGTTTCAGGCCTTTGAGAACCAAGTACGCATTGTCAAAGTATTCATTCTGGTTTGCCTTCTGGCTTAGTACCTTGTCTAAGGCATTGATGAGCGTCTCGACGTTCTCAAAGATGCCTTGACGCTCGGTGTTCATGAAGAACTCAACTGCTGGTACTTCGTTAAATGGGTTAAATCCGCCTGTCCCTTCAAGGCGTGTCATATCAAGGGCATATATGCCGTCTTTCAGATACACCTTGCCAGTTAGATCGTTGTCTTCATCATGCCAATACATGACAAACGCAACGGCTTTATGTGCTACCGTGTCATCATAGATGAGGAACGAATTGATAGGCGAGCTGTATGCAATACACGTCTTGCTGTCTTCGTCTTGGTACAAAAAAGCAAGCGCCCGTCCGTAAATGGATGCTTGCTTGCTGATTTCGCTTAATTTGTCCTGAACGCTGTTCGTGTCGTTCCACTCTTGCAGCGCGGTATTATCCTGTGTGTTATCGAGCGTGATCTTCGGTGGAATGCCAATGTAGAACCCATTGTAGGTATCCACGATATAGTGAGCCAAGTTGCCGACAAGCCGATTGTCTGGCCCATGATCCTTTTTCGCATCATCAATAATCTGGTGCTGACCGAGGTACATTTTCTTTGCTGGAAGGTACTTGCTTTGAACCAAATCATCATTGGCTACAACAAACGCATTGATGTCATCACCAGTTAGCTCTTCATCAGTCGGGAAAATAAACACATCTCCGTCTGTGATGGAGCCTTTCCCTTGAACTGTTAATATGATGGCCACCTCCTTAGAAGTATTTGCTTGTGTTCTTGAACGTATGAGCTGCATTTCTCCGTTTGATTACCTGCATGACAAAATACCTCGTGGCGTCAAGTCCGTGGTCATGTGCCTTGACCACTTTGTCTTCACCCTTTTGACTGGCCTTGTCATCCCACACGTAGGAAGCAAACTCTTTGAACAGATTAGTTAGCCCGGGTGTGAACTTGATCTCGCCAGAGTTCATAGCTGTTTGCGTTTCTCTAATGCCGTTTAGCACATCGTTATCAGCTTTAATAACTCGATACCGGCGTTCTCTCAGTTTGGCAATAAATGAAGCCGCTGATGGATCAACAATCACTTCACAGCGTATGTCACCGACAAACTGGCTGAAATCCCGAGCGTATTCATCATCTGTCTTCTGTCTGCTGCTATGCCGTCCATCGTAGTAATACTCTTTGAGGCAATACCAAACAGACCCACATTTACCCCAAAGTAAGAAAACTGTGGGGTTCTGTGTGCCATAGTCAACGCTGACATAGTATCGGCTTGGCTGCTGGTTCGGATTGCTGACCATCTCGTCTTTATTGAAGTTGTCGTAGACAATTCCATCAGCCAGAACCCATTGTCCCAAAATATATCGCTGGTAGAACACTCCAGAGTACATATGTTCGTACCTGTCAATGACTTCATCGCTCAGGCTTGGGTTGTCCGTCATCACAAAGTGGAGACGCAATGCGCGTTTATCGTCTGCTTGATCAATCCAATCAGTCTTGAACCAGTGATACGGGCCCTCTGGGTTCATATTGAACCAGTATTTGCCGCCAGTAACGGAAACACGCGCTGTCGCTTGATTGACAAACGACTGTGGCATGAGAGCTGCTTCATCAAAGAACATTCCGGCAAGTGTGATCCCTTGAATCAGATCTTGGCTGCTTTCGTCTTTACCACCGAATAAGTAGTAAAGATTAGTTCTTCCATCAAGGCTGATTTCAAGCATGTTTTCTGAACGCCGATCCACAACCGAGAATCCCACTTGTTGCAATGTTTGTTTGAGCGGCCTGATAACATTTCGGCGTAATGATCCAATGGTTTTGCCGGCAATGCCAAATTGCTCGCGGTCAAACACAATCATGCTCCACAGAACATAGCTGATCGACATCGCAAACGTCTTTCCGGAACGCACAGCACCATCAGCAATGATTGTCTGCTTGTCTGGATAGTGGCGCCACCAGTTGATGATGTCTAACTGCTTCCCTTTGAATTGATCAATCGGAGTTGTCATTGACATCACCATCCTTTGGGATACTCTCGTCAATTGCCGCCAAAAGCTTGTTCAGCCCTCCGTCTTGGCCTTCTGGTGTGCGATAGGCGCTGGCCTTAGCTTCCATGATGTCAGCCTCAGCTTTAGACTTGCGAGCCTGTTGTTTATTCAATTCGTCACCGCTGCTCAAAGCCTTTTCGATGATGTAGGAAGCGGCATTATATCGAACCATTTCAGACTTGGCATTCAATAGCTCTTTCATGGTTAGTACGGCCGAAGATGATAAATCATGCAGCATAAACCGTGTATATTCATCTTGCCCACGTCTAAAATCTTCGTGTGTTTTCCAAGTGGATAACGTTGTCGCTGAAACATGAACTTCTTCCGCTATTTTTGACTGCGTCATTTCCCCTGAAAACAGCAACATAATGGCTTTTTTCTGTTTCTCAGGTAACTTTAAAAAATTCTGCAAACTTTTGATTTTTTCAACCATCACATATCACCACACCTCCCGAGCTGTGCTCAT